GTACAACCGGCTGCTGGTCAATGTCCCGCCAGGCACGATGAAATCGCTTCTGATTGGCGTCTTTATGCCGGCGTGGGTTTGGGGTCCGTGCAATATGCCGTCGACGCGCTTCCTTTGCGCCTCGCACAGTCAGGATCTTGCGGTGCGTGATAATATGCGGATGCGGCGCCTCATCACGTCCGATTGGTATCAGGAACGGTGGCCACATGTTAAGTTGACGGCCGATCAAAACCAAAAGACCAAGTTCGAAAACACGGCGACGGGATGGCGACAAGCGACGTCTGCCGGATCGATCACGGGTGCTCGTGCCGATTTCGTCATCATCGACGACGCGCACAGCGTCGAAGGCGCCAATTCCGACCAGCAGCGGCAAACGACGGTCGACTGGTTCCTCGAAGCGGTGCCGACCCGCGTTAATAATCCCGACCGAAGTTCGATCATCGTGGTAATGCAGCGCCTCCATCAAGGCGACATTGCCGGCGAGATCCTCGACCGACAGCTAGGTTACGACCATGTCATGCTGCCAATGCTGTACGATCCGCTGCGCGATCTGCCGACCAAGCTAGGCTACACCGACATCAGGACCGGAGCCGGTGAGTTGCTGTTCCCTGAACGGTTCCCGCAGGATGTAGTGGATCGCGACCGTAAGATCATGGGCGAATACGCGTTTGCCGGACAGATGCAGCAAGAGCCGGCGCCTCGCGGTGGTGGCATCATCCGGTCGGAGACGTGGTTGAAATGGGAAGGCGACAAGGATCAATTCCCTGAGTTTGATTATATCCTCGCCTCGCTCGATACGGCGTACACCGAGAAGGCGGAAGGCGACTACTCGGCGCTGACGGTCTGGGGCGTTTTTTCGTTTGACTCCATCAGCAACGCCAACAAGATGTACGGTCCCGACGGCCGAACGATCCAGATCGAACGCACCTACGGGGAGTTGTTGCCGAAGGTGATGCTGGTCGATGCGTGGCAAGAAAAGCTATCGCTGCACGATCTGGTCAACAGGGTGGCCAAGACCTGCCGTGAGATGAAGGTCGACAAACTGTTGATCGAGTCGACGGCCGCGGGGATCTCGGTCAGCCAAGAACTGCGCCGGCTGTATGCTTACGAAAACTTTGCCGTGCAGCTTCAACCGGTGGGTCGGTATGACAAGTCGGCGCGGTTGTACTCGGTGCAGCACTTGTTCGACGAAGGCATGGTGTACGCGCCGGATAAGATCTGGGCGGATATGGTTATCCAGCAGGTCAGCGTCTTTCCGAAGGGCAAGCACGACGATTTGGTTGATACCGTCAGTCAGGCGCTTCGCCATTTGCGCGATCTGGGCATGATGCAACGGGCGACGGAACGGACGGCCGAACTGGACGAATTGCGGCGTCAACCGACCAAAGAACCTGCGCCGTTGTATCCGTCGTGATTTACTGGTATTTCTATTGTCCTAACTTGGAAAGATCGCCATGCCCTTAGTCCCTGACTTCAATCCTAATATCCGTCAAGCCGCGCCAGACCATCCTGAGCAGCCGGAAGGCGCTGATATTATCATTGAAATGGCCGAAGGTGGCGGCGATATGCCGGAAATTGACCAGAACGGCGCGATCTTGAAGATCGAGCACGATGACGGGTCGGTAACGGTCAGCCTCGACGGTAGACCTTTGGGCGAGGCAGGTGAGCGGGTTAAACGGGGTTGGTTTGATAATCTGGTCGACGACATTGATGAATTAGAACTGTCGAGAATATCAAGCGAACTGCTGAAGGGCATCGAGGATGACATCCAAAGCCGACAAGAGTGGATTGAAGACCGGACTCAAGGTCTCAAGCTGCTTGGCCTCAAGATTGAAATACCAGGACTGGCCGGCGCAGCCGACGCTGCACCCGTTGAAGGTATGTCTCGCGTTCGGCACCCGCTCCTGCTCGAAGCTGTGTTGCGATTCCAAGCCAATGCACGATCCGAATTACTGCCTACGGATGGTCCCGTAAAGATCCGCGACGACAACAACAATGCGACGTTGCAAGAAGATCAGGACGCTAATGCTCTTGAAGAGGATATGAATCATTTCCTAACTGCTGTCGCTACAGAATATTACCCTGACACCGACCGGATGTTGTTGATGTTGGGCTTTGGCGGTACGGCGTTTAAAAAGGGTTACTTTTGTCCGTTACGAAATCGTCCGGTCATTGAGTCGGTTGATGCCGACGATCTGATTGTTAATAACGAGGCGACGGATTTAAGAAATGCCAAGCGTATTACCCATCGGTCGCTGATGCGGCCAAGCGTTGTCAAGCGGTTACAGATTCTTGGCGTTTATAAAGATGTGGATTTGCCATTGCCTAATCAGGTCAAGCTTGACGCTGTGCAATTGGAAAAGAAGTCGCAGCAGGGCATTTCGGCAAGCACCAGCAACCCTGACGACCGCGACCGTGAGATTTACGAGTGCTATTGCGAACTGGATGTTAAAAGATTTGAACACCGGTACAAGGGCAAAGAGAGCGGTCTTGAAATACCGTACCGAGTTACCATCGATGTCTCAAGCAAGCAGATCCTTTCCATCGTTCGCAATTACGACGAAGACGATCAAGAATTGCCCGAAGCCCGTGTTAATTTTGTTAAATATACGTTCGTGCCTGGCATGGGTTTTTACGATCTGGGTCTTTTGCATATTCTTGGCAACACAACCAACGCATTGACGGCCGCTCTGCGCGAAATGCTCGACGCCGGTATGTACGCCAATTTCCCTGGCTTTTTATACGCCGATACGGGTGCAAGACAGAATACCAACATCTTCCGCGTCCCGCCTGGCGGTGGTGCGCTGGTCAAGACGGGCGGTATGCCAATTACCCAAGCCGTCATGCCACTGCCGTATAAAGACGTTGGCGCCGGCCTAATGACGTTGACGCAAAGCATGACGGAAATGGGTATGCGGATTGGCGGCACGTCAGAGCAGCAGGTTGGTGAGGGCCGAGCGGATGCGCCGGTTGGCACGACATTGGCCATGATTGAGCAAGCCACAAAGGTGATGAACTCGGTCCATAAGCGGATGCACGCGGCGCAAGCCGAAGAGTTTCAGATGTTGGCGCGGTTGTTTAAAGAAAACCCTGAAAGTTTTTGGCAGCGCAACAAGCGTCCGGCAAAACCATGGGATGAACAGACGTTTTTACGGGCATTGGACAATTGCGAATTGGTGCCGCAAGCCGATCCAAATACCGCAAGCCATGCTCAACGTGTGATGAAGATTATGGCGTTGAAGCAATTACAGGCGCAGAACCCGTCGATGTACGATCCGATTGCGATTGATACCGCGGCACTGCAAGCCATTGGCTGGAGCAACCCGCAGCAATTCTTGGCGCCACCATCGGCACAACAGGCACCGCCACCAGAATTGCAACAGATCCAAGCCAAGATACAATCGGATCAAGTGGATGCTCAAGCCAAGATGATAACGGCGCAAGCCAAATTGGCGCAAGCGCAGGGTGCTCAAGGACTGCAAGGTGCTGCACCTGATCCGGTAAAGATGGCTGAGTTGCAGGTCCGGCAACAGGAAACCCAACAAAAAAATCAGGATTCTATCCTTGATGCGGAAAACCGTAAGCGGGATCGTGAGAGCCGTGAGCGGTTGGCGGCAATTAAGTTGGCCGAAGAAGTCGCGAAAGACCCGCAATCCATGCAGATGATTAGAAGTTTAATTCCGGCCGATATGCTTCAACGGCTAGAAGCCAATGAAAATCCGTTAGACCCTAACAATGTGAGAGCTGGGTGATGGACTTGGAAGACGATCAAACGCCGATCAATATGTCTCAAGCTGACATTGACGCTGCTTTGGCTAGCTTGCCTGGCGCAACCAAAACGCCTGTGCAGCCTAACGCCTTGCTTCATAAGACAAAAGACGCTGCCAAAGTTGGGTTAATTTCCAATAAAACAAACAAAACAGCGGCAGATTTGCCTAAAAATGGCGTTATTCATTGGAGCAAGCCCATTGCAGCGCAAGATGACGTTGTGCAACGCACAATCCGTCAACGCATGGGCGACTTTAAAATAAAAGAAAGAGCAGCAAGAGCGGCGGGTGGCCGGATTGGCGCCGGCGATGACATTCATCATTTGATCTTGCAAGCCGCTCGTAAGCACATCCGCAAGCATTTTGACGACGGTGGTAACGTCCGTGAAGGTGATAGCCCTGGCGGTCTTCGTGGTGACACCGGTGCGTTTAGCGAGCGTGACGTCGGTGAATCACAAGGCGCATCAAACGCCGCTACCGCTGCCCGTGAAGGGTTGCAGGAGATGGATAGAACTTTTGGTTCGTCAGATACAAAATCGGTTGATACAACAGGCGCCAATTCTCCGTTTTCTGATCCAAGTTTCAAAGGTTTTTCAGGCACGGACACAAGTTATTTGTTTGGACCCTCTAGCCCATCCAATCCGCCTTTAGGTGGTCCTATTACAACAGCTTCCGGTATGTCTAACCAACAATTGGATGCGGCTAATGCCCAATATGTTGAAAAACAACAACTTCAGGATGCTATTAAGGCGCAAGCTGACGCGGCTGAAAATGCCGCAATGAACGCCAATAATGCGTTGTTGATGCGCGCAGGACCAATAACAGGTCTTGGTGGTACGTCAAACGCAACCCCGCCTGACCAAAGATTAATTGATGCCGCATTATCCCGCACTAACCCATTAACGGGTGGTGATAGTGGGACTGAGTTAAACGCCGCATTGTCTCGTACAGCCCCATTTACTGGCGGAAATACGGGAATATCTACTGACGCAGCATTGTCCAGAACAGGCCCGTTTACGGGCGGAACAAGTGGAACGTCAACAGATGCGGCATTGTCACGGACTGGTCCGTTTACAGGTGGTAACACTGGCACATTGACGGATGCTGCATTATCCCGAACTGGTCCATTGACCGGCGGCAACACTGGAACAGGATTAGATGCGGCGCTATCACGAACAGGCCCAATGACAGGCGATGGCCAAACTAATGCTGCACTTCGTTTAGCCCGCGATAGCATTACGCAAAATCTTGGTGGAACTGGCGGTGGAGCAACCGCTCCATCTCCCGCGGCTCAACCAATGCCAACGGCCGGCAATGTGCCAACGCCACCTATTCCAATACGCGATTTACAGGGACCAGGTATTTTAGAAAACATTGCCGGCGTATTTGGTCTTAGCACCCAACAGCAATTTGATAAATTTTACAACGGATATACAGCGCAAGGTTTAAATCCGACCGATGCTTACAATAAAGCAATAGGCGACATTCAAACCATGCGAGCCAATGCCAAGCCAGGTCCATTTGACCGCGGTGGCAAACGCCAAATGATACCCAAAATCATGCCGGATGGGACTACCCAGATGGTCTATGAAGATACGGGTACACCTTATGCCTATGGCGGATCGGTCAATCCAATGATCGACCATGCCTTGTCCCTTGCTCACCAATACGGCTCGCCGCTGCACGACGCCGTTCGCCTTGCCATGCAGCATCAACCGGGACGCCGGTAATAACCCCTCGAGGAGAGTATAATGTCATCAACCGCCAAGACTGCGCGAGCAGCTTTAAAAAGTAAGGCCCAACGTATGGTTGGCCCCGATCCACGGGGTACACCGATTGATGCGTCGGGATATACGCCACCAGATGCCGAAGATGCTTCCGTGCAAACCGGTATGCGCCCTGTTTCACCCCGTCAATATAAAAAGGGTGGCAAGGTGCTTGGTAAACATCACGGTGAAGCCGGTCATCACCACGCCGGTCGCAAGCCTCGTAAGGCTGGCGGTCGCGCTTTGACCGTCGATAGCTTGCTTAACCGCGATCAAAAGATGGCTAACGACGAGCGCGTTGGAACAAAGCACGTTGGCGGCATGAAACATGGTGGCGCAACCAAGCACTTGCATAAATTTGGCGGTGGGATGTTGGGGTCCAACCCTGTTTCAGAGGATATGGTTAAGACGGCTGCTTCCGCTATGCCGGCTCCTATGAAGCGTAAGGATGGCGGCAAAGCCAAATGGATTCAGGGCGCGATCAAGCACCCAGGCTCGTTGCGTAAGGCGCTTCATGTTGCTGCCGGTGAAAAAATACCTGCCAAAAAACTTGAAAAAGCAACGCATAGCAAAAATCCCGCAATTGCTAAAAAGGCTAATTTGGCCAAAACGCTCCGCGGATTTAAACACGCTGATGGCGGCAAGGTTGCTCACAAGCACTTGGATAAAGCCGACGAGTTGGCTGATAAGGATCTTATCAAGTCAATGGTTAAGCACAGTGCATTGCAACACAAGAAGCATGGCGGTGAAGTTCATCATGCCGATTGCCGTTGCGAGAAATGCTCCGGTGGCCGTATGGGCCGCGCTACCGGCGGTCGCAATATCATGGAAGTGACGGGTGTTCGTCCTACCGGTGGCCGCATGGCCCGTAAGTCGGGTGGTCGTGCCGGCAAGGGCAAAACCAACGTCAACATTGTGATTGCTCCACACGGTGCAGGTCAAGGCGCCAATCCTATGATGGCTAATCCAATGGGTCAGACGCCGGCTCGTCCTGTGCCGGTTCCGGCACCAATGCCACCACAAGGGATGCCTCCAGCCATGCCTATGGGTGCGATGCCACCTGCAAGTATGCCACCTGCGGGTATGCCACCACGTCCACCTATGGGCGGTATGGCAATGGCGCGCAAATCTGGCGGTCGCACCACCTATCCAATTCACGATGGTGCCGGCGGCGGCGAAGGCCGTCTTGAAAAGATTAAGGCTTACGGTTCGCAATAATCAAGTTTTGTAGCGGTTGCTACAGAAAGGGTGATCGGCGGGTGACCCCTCTCCTGCCGGTCGCTTTTTAGAGGGGAAAGAGGGGCAAGAGGATACAATGCAAACGACTAACGATCTATTTGAACGTGAGCTTAGGAAGCTCCTTACGGCAGAGATCGAACGAATACAACAGCTTATATCCGGTAATGGCGTGGCCGATTTTTCTCAATATCGGTACTATGTAGGCGCCATGCAGGGTCTTTACGCCGCTATTGAGCGGTGTGACGAGGCTCGTTCTATCGTTGATAAAGCACGTTAAGGAGGCATAAATGGCTTATATCATGCAACACGCGGTAGATCCGCGAGAAGAAATACTCAAACAAATTGGCGATTTGTCCGATTTTGAGGTTTTTCACAATAAAGTTCTCCTCGCCATTTACATCCGTCCCGAAACAACCAAGGGCGGCATTATCATCACCAACAAAATCCGCGACGAAGACAAATGGCAGGGCAAAGTTGGCCTTATCATTAAGATGGGACCGGATGCGTTTATTGATGAAAAAGGTAAATGGTTCAAAGGCATGAACATGAAATTGCACGATTGGACCGTCAGCCGGCCATCAGACGGATGGAGTTTGACTTTAAACAATCGCGAAACCGGCGAAGATATTTTGTGCCGTCTGATTGACGATAACAATATTCTTGCTCGCCCTCCGCACCCTGACACCATTTATTAAGGATTACACCATGTCAGAAAACACCGAAAAAGACGATATTGTCATTGAATTGGCCGACGATGAGCCAAAAAAAGATGACATTATTGTAGAAAAGGCCGATGAACCGGCAAAAACGGTTAAAAAAACCGAATTAACGCCAGAAGAAGGCATTAACGAGTTACAAGCCAAACTGGAACAAGAGCGTCAAGCCCGAATAGCGGCTGAAGCGCAAGCCAGAGAAGCTATGCAACAAGCTAGTCAAGCCCAAACCAAAGTAGATTCAACGGAATTGCACCTTATAAAGAACGCTATTGCCCAAATTAAGAGCAATAATGACTCTTTAAAAGCCAATTATCGCGATGCTTTGGCTACCGGTGATTACGATCAAGCTGCCGAAATACAAGAGCAGATGATTATTAACACCAACAAGCTTGATACACTTGAAAAGGGCAAAAAGGCCAAAGAAGAAGCGCCTAAAATTGCTCCTGTTGCACCGCAATCGTTTGATATGATTGAAAATTTGGCTTCTCAAGTCACTCCTGAATCGGCAAGTTGGTTAAGACGCAATAAAGATCACCTTAACAACCCCAAAAGGATTGATAAGGCGCTTAGAGCACACGCCGATGCCATTGATGACGGTATTGTTGCCGATACACCCGAATATTTTAGCTTTATTGAGAACCGTCTAGGTATTTCAAGGGCGCAATCAGAGGACGACGCAGATCCAATGTCCGAAGCTTCTAAACCAACGGTCAGGCGTTCAGCCCCGCCGGCCGCTCCAGTGACCCGTAGTGGTACAACAAGCGGTACAACTCGACCCAATGTGGTTCGTTTAACATCTGCTGAACGCGAAATGGCGGCGATGATGCAAATGACGGATCAGGAATACGCCAGAAACAAAATCGCGCTACAGCGCGAAGGTAAAATGTAAGGAGTACGTTATGGAAACCAATTCTACACCCCGCCGCGGTCGCAAGAGCGCATTGTTTAATAAAGATAAACCTGCCGCACCAACACCTGTAATGGTCGAAGAGGAAGGCACCGAGTCCGTCGAGGCATCCCGTCAGGAAAAGCGGCCTGAAATTCGCGAAGAAAACCCGTTGGCTCGTGCAGCCCGTCGTGCTGCCGAAATTAGAAATTCCGGCGGTTTGGATTTTGACGGGACAGACGAATATTATATTGATCCCCGTATAATTCCTGAAGGCTGGTCCTATGAATGGAAGCGGGAATCGGTTTATGGACAAAGGGACGACACCTATCAACAATCTTTAAAGCAAAGCGGATGGGAAGCTGTTCCTCACTCTCGCCATGCCGATAAATTTCCCAAAGGAAACGGCAATGTCATTGAACGCAAGGGTATGCTTTTAATGGAGCGTCCGGCTTTGATTACGGATGAAATTAGACGCATGGATCAACGAAATGCTCGCATGGCTGTTGAATCCCGCAAGCAAACGGTAGACTCGACCAAAGGATTGCTTGGCCGCGACGATTCTCGCGTTGCTCCAAAGATTTCAAAGGGTTACGAGCCTATGTTGCCACCAAACTAACAGTGTTTTGAGGGGGAGAAATCCCCCTCTTTACTTTTGTTGGCGTTTCTTATATTTTACGACGGTCTCCCTCGGTGTGGAGGTTTAATTTTATCCCGTTTCTTAGTCGCCCCGGTGTGCGATGATGGAACTCCCAAAAAGGAGAACCCGTCATGGCGAACACTTTCGCGCCCAACGGTTTTGCTCAATATATTGGAACGGGCGCTACGCCAAGCTACGAACAAGTTTCGGCAGCGATCTCGTCCAGCAACACAACCAACATCTTTTTAAATGATCCTGTTGTTCAAGCTACCAACGCAACTGGCATTGGCACGGGTTATATCACTCAGGCTTATGGTCCTGTAACGCTTACTGTTGCCGCAACTGCCATTACATCAAACGCCACAACCGGCGCTTTGACGGTGACGTTTACGGCTGCAACGGCTTCGTCCGGCAACCTTCCTACCTCGCCTAACTCTTGGGCGCCTCCGGTTGGTGCTTATATGACGATTAGCGGTTCAACCATGTCGTCCGGTAACTTGAACGGTACTTTCCAGATTACGTCTTCTACGACGACAACCGCGGTTTGCGCCAATGCCGGCGTAACCATCAACGGCACGTCGACGGCTTCTGGTACGGTAACGGTTTATGTGCCGATTATGGGCGTTTTTGCGGGTTGCAAGTATCTTTCAACAACGCAAAAGACAATTATCCCACAGCGTTATTGGGGTGGTTCTGACGCAAACGGTGACGTACAGGCTTATGTCATTACCGATCCAAATGCTCAGTTTATCGTTCAGACGGCTAACTCGAACACGACAGCAACCGCGGTTGGTCTTTCCAACGTCGGCCAGAATATCGCGTTCAACTACACCAACTACGGTGGTTCGCAGACTAACGGAAACACATCAAACGGTAATTCAACCTTCTTTGCTGACCAATATTCGCTGATTGCCAACTCCGGCGCCGGCGCAGTTTCCAACTCGTTCTTGCCTTTCCGCATTATCTCGCTTGCCAACTATGTACCTGGCATAACGAGTCCGCTCGCTTCCATTAACGGAAACGATTCAACAACAGCTTACAACAAGATCGTTGTCGGGTTTAACAACTCGATGCAACGTGGTCTTGCTGGCATCTAACAGGGAGTAGACTACAATGGCTGTTAATCTCTCAGCAATTAAGGATCTGCTCCTGCCTGGTCTTCGTGGTATCGAAGGCAAGTATGAGATGATCCCAAGCCAGTACGACAAGATCTTCACGAAGCATGATTCGAAGCTTGCTCTTGAACGTACTGCTGAACTTCGGTTCCTCGGCCTCGCACAGCTTAAGACTGAAGGCGCTCAAACCGCTTTCGATAACGGCGCTGGCGAACGCTACATCTACAATCAGGAACATACGGAAATTGGTCTTGGTTATGCAATCACCCGCAAGGCGATTGACGATAACGTGTACAAAACCCAGTTCCATCCATCAAACCTCGGCCTTGTTGAAGCTTTCCAACAGACCAAGGAAATTTACGGCGCTTCAATTCTAAACACGGCACAGACGTACAACTCGGCTGTTGGCGGTGACGGTGTAGCACTTTGCTCCACGTCGCATCCAATCGACGGCGGCACGGTTGCTAATACGCCATCAACGCAGGTTGACCTCAACGAAGCTACTCTTTTGAACGCGATGATTTCCATCCGTACAAACTTCCGCGATCAGGCTGGTTTGAAGGTGTTTGCTCGTGGTCGTAAATTGATTGTTCCTCCACAGCTTGAACCTGTTGCAATCCGTCTAACAAAGACTGAATTGCGCCCAGGCACGGCCGACAACGACGTCAACGCGATCCTTACGACGGCCGGTGGCTTGTCAGAAGGTTACATGGTCAACGACTTCTTGACCTCTTCGTATGCTTGGTTCTTGCTGACAAACATTGATGGTTTGTCGTATATGGAGCGTATGCCCTTCGAAACCGATATGCAAGTCGACTTCGTGACTGACAACTTGCTTGTTAAGGGCTATGAGCGTTACTCGTTCGGTTACTATAACTGGCGTTCAATCTTTGGTTCGTTCCCAACCTCGTAAGGAGATTGCATCATGGCTATTACAGCTTTCTCCGGTCCGATGATTGTGTTTGGGCAAAGCCCATACACGCCTAACGAGTACAATCCAGACATCGGTGGCTCGTCCCTGTTTTATGCAGGGGCGGGTACAATGGACCCTCGTACTTTATATACCTATCTTCCTGGTGAGGCGCAGTCTCAACTTGATTATGGGTTTTTAGGGTTTGACAACATTACGACCATCAATGCCGTTCCTTACACCAAAGCAACGGGTGCGATTGTTACGTCTGCAAACGCAACAAGTGCAACATTGTCATTAAACACGTCAAACAGTGCAACCACTGGCGTCTATTATTCATCGGTGTTTACCCGTGCGGATACAGGCGTTACGGACACGGTTTTGGCAACTGATGCTTACACATCGGTTACGGCATCGTTTTCAAACGGTGTTATGACGATTACGGCAAACTCGGCCATGCCTGTTACGGCAGGTATGGTTGTTTTGACAACATCGGGTACGGTATCGCAAGGAACGGCTGCTGGGACACAGATTGTTGCCCAGTTGACAGGTGGCTCGGCTGGTCAAGGTGTTGCTGGTACTTACCAGACCAATACCAACCTGACGGCCACTTCCGGTACGGTTACACTTGCTTATCAGACGCCAAATCAGTGCATTGTTCCTAATAATGCTCAAACGCCTGGCGTTGTACTTTGGAATCCTGCCGCTATTGCAGGTCGTGCAGTTGCGGTTACTGCTGCTTCGGGTGCTACGGCAACGACAGCAACGGTATCGGGATATGATTGCTACGGGTTCCCATTGGTTGAGGCAATAACTCTTACTGCGGGATCTCAAGTATCGGGCAAAAAGGCGTTCAAATATATCAAGAGCGTTGTTCTTAATGCCGCAGATGCTACCCATGCTTATTCGGTTGATACAACGGACGTCTTCGGGCTTCCACTTCGGTCTGACGCATTTGGTGACATTTTAGTCAACTACGCAACGTCTTTAACGGCTACGACGTTAATTACGGCTGCTACCAACTATGTTGCATCGGATCGTACAACTGCAACAAGTACAACTGGCGACGTGCGTGGCACGTTTGGTGCGTTTACCTCTGGTACAGGCGCCAATAAATTGATTGTTCGTCAGTCCCCTCAAGCCTACATGGTTCAGACTGCTAATCCGGGCCTGTTTGGTGTAACTCAGTATAGCAACTTTTAAGGAGTGTGAACCATGAAGGGTCACAAAGCACATCATCACGCACATGGCGGAAAGGCCCATCACGCTCACGGCGGAATGGCTCATGCCATGAAACATCGCGCTAAAGGCGGCAAAGCAGAGTCGCCTGAACACGGTGTAGACGAAGCAGAAATGGACTTGCACGATCACCCTATGGAATACAACAAGGGTAAGCCAGAAGACGAAGCAATGGCTACGAGTGAAAAGAAGCATGGCGGTCGTGCAAAACGTAAGCACGGCGGTATGGTTCACAAGCACGTTGCCATGCACGGCGAACACGGTCATCACCATGCTGGCCGCAAGCCACGCAAGTCTGGTGGTCGCGCCGGCGCTGCCGAAATGCACCCTTTTACGACCGCTCACGCTGGTACAGCTCCAAAAGGTCGTAAAATTGAAAAGATGACAATGGGTTCTGATATTTAATTCAATAACCCGTTGAACGACGTTTGACGGGGGCCATCGCGCCCCCGTTTTACTAAAAAGGTGCA